AGATCCAAACGAAATATTTTTCACAGCGTTCGAACCGAAACAACAGAACCGTTTCATTTTATACATGGATGGTATTCCAGCGTATATTATTAAAGGAGTAAATGCGGTAACGTTAACACAAGATACAGTAGTATTAAACCACATTAACGTTCAACGCTTTGTAAAAGGTAAAAGTAAATGGGGTGAAATTCAAATGACATTATTTGACCCTATCACTCCTTCAGGAGCTCAGGCAGTAATGGAATGGGTGCGTTTACATCACGAATCAGTAACTGGTAGAGATGGTTATAGTGATTTCTATAAGAAAGACTTAACATTAGACGTATTAGGACCAGTAGGTGATATCGTTTCAGAATGGATTATTAAAGGTGCTATTATTACAAATGCAAACTTTGGAGATTACAGTTGGGATAACGAGTCAGCGGCTCAAAATATCCAATTAACTGTACAACCAGATTATTGTATCTTAAATTTCTAAACCTCCCCCTCCCGAAATACAGGATTAAGATGGCTCGCCTTTTGGTGAGCTTCTTTTTTCTTCATATATTTATATATATAAACATAGTTATAAACAAATCAAATTTATGGAAGAAAACAAATTTAAGGTCCCAACCGAAACTATAGAACTACCGTCACAAGGACTTCTATATCCCGAATCACACCCGTTATCAAGCGGTAAACTTGAAATGAAATATATGACAGCGAGAGAAGAAGATATTCTAACTAACTCGGCTTATATCAAACAAGGTACAGTAATTGATAAATTATTACAATCATTAATTGTTACTAAATTTGATTATAATGATTTGTTAGTAGGTGATAAAAACTCATTAATGATTGCTGCTCGTGTATTAGCATATGGTAAAGATTATGAATTTAATTATGATGGAACAGAACAAAAAGTTGATTTATCATTATTAAACCCAAAACCAGTATCACCAGAAGTAAAAGCAAGTAAAGGAGCTAATATGTTTAATTATACTTTACCTGATTCAGGTAATGTAATTACATTTAAATTATTAACTCACGGTGACGAACAAAAAATTGATGCTGAAGTAAAAGGTTTAAAAAAATTAAACAAAGACGCATCAAATGAAGGTATAGTAAGACTATGTCATATGATTACAGCTGTTAATGGTGACTCAGAAACTAAATCAATTCGTGATTTTATTAATAATTACTTATTAGCTAAAGAAGCTAGAGCATTTAGACAACATTACGCATCTATATCACCAGACATTGATTTAACTACATCAGTTACTAATTCTAGAGGTGCAGAGGAGGACATCGAAGTTCCTATTACTATTAACTTTTTTTGGCCTGACGCCCGAGTATAGATTCTCTTTATTCACAGAAATACATGAAATAGTATTTCATGGTAATGGTGGATATGATTGGCATACAATATATAATATGCCTATATGGTTAAGAAAATTTACATTTAATAAACTTAAAGACCATTATTCTCCTAAAAAAGATGATGTTGTTGATGAGTCAATTAAAAATATGAAATTAGCATCTAAAATTCCAATACAAACACCAACATACAGTACAAGGGCATCTAAAAAATAGATGCCTTTGATATTTATAACAAAATAACCTAATAATGGCAGATAAGTTTAAAGGTTTAGATAAAGAAACATTAGCTTCAGCATTGGATATAAAAAATTCAATGAAGGATATTGGAATAGCTACCCAAGATCTAAACAAAAGACTTCAACGTACAAATAGTATATTAGTTGATGTTGGTTCTGAATTTAATAAAATATCAAAAGCAGCAAATAATGTAGCTGATTTACAAGAAAAAGCTAAAAAATCATCTACAGCAACTAAAGATGCGTTTACTGAGCAAATTAAACAATTAAATATTGTTAAAACTCTTAATATTCAAATTGATAATTTATATAGAGCATCAAAAACTACATTAAAAGGTGAAATTAAAGCTAATTTAGAATTACAAGCAAAAAATCTATCAGCCGCTAGAGATAACGCTCAAGCATTAGCTAATGATTTTAAATCAATAGCAGAAAGTTCAGCTGAATTATCTAATTCAACTCTTATATTTAGTACTTTAGCAGAAGTCGCATCAAGTGCTAAAGGATTAAAAACATTTGCCGCTCCTTTTGAAGCAGCAGCTGAAGCATCACGAAAACAAGTACTAGAAAATGCTAAAAGCTTAAGTATTAAAGAAAGATTAAAAGAATTAACAGAAGAAGAATTAGCAACTGGTAAAGGTTTAACTAAACAAAGAATACAAGATCTAGGTTTACAAGATATAGTAGGTAAGAGAGCAGGACCTGCAGCCGCTAACTTACTTAAGACAGCGCAAGCAACAGCTAAAACTCAGTCAGTTGGTATAGCTGGTCTATCAGCTGGTTTTAAAGCCTTAGGTCCAATAATATCAAAAGTATTAGGTCCTGTAGGTGCAATTTTAAAACTTGTAGAAATTTTTAATTTCTTTAAAGATGCTATGTTTGAAGCTGATAAACGTGTAACAGGTATAGCTAAAAATTTAAGTGTAAGTAAAGATGTATCTCGAGCTATATATAGAAGTTTTATAGACTCAAAGTCAGTATTAACTACCCAATTATCTACTACTAAAAATATAGTTGAAGCTTTTAATGAATTATCAGACTTATCTAATTTTGTTACTTTAGCAAATACTAAACAATTAGATACTCAAATAATATTAACTAAAGAAATAGGTGTATCTAAAGAAGCGGCTTTAGGATTTCAATCAACTTTAGCTGTTAGTAATATAGAAGCTGATAAAGGTTTAAGTATTGTTTTTGATCAAATAGCAGCATTTGCTAATCAAAATAAAATTGTAGCTGATGGTAGAAAAACATTTGAAGAAATAAATAAAACTAGTAAATTAACTCAACTTAACTTTAGAGGTGGTTTTGAATCATTAGTAAAAACTACTTTACAAGCTAATAAATTAGGTTTAACTTTAGATCAAGTAAGTAAAGTAGGAAGTTCATTATTAAATTTTGAATCATCTATATCTGCAGAACTTGAAGCTGAATTATTAACAGGTAAAAATATTAATTTAGAAAAAGCAAGATTATTTGCTTTAAATCATGATATTGCTGGATTAACACAAGAAATAGCGAACCAAGGTATAACTGCTGAAAAGTTTACAGCTATGAATGTTATCCAACAGGAAGCTATAGCTAAAGCTTTAGGTATGCAAGCTAGTGAATTAGGTGAATCTTTATATAATCAAAAATTAATTGAACAAACATCTCAAAATTTTACTAAAGAATTAAGAGCTCGAGCGGCGGAAGAAGGTAAACTTGGTCATTTGCAAGAAGAAAGATTATTAATGCAAAGAGCTGAAGGTATTGAAAAAGGTTTAATACAAGGTAAAGATTTAGAAGCAGCTAAACGCTCATTAGATGTCCAAACTCAATTTGATACTGCTTTAGAACAAGCAAAAGAAATATTTAGTGATTTTGTTGATGGTGAAGCATTAAGTAATTTTGCTAAAGTTTTAACTTCATTTGTAAAATCAGTTCAAACAAAAGGTTTATTCCTTACATTAACTACAGGTATTAGTGATTCTGCGCAACTTGAAGCACAAGCTATGTTTTCTAATGAAGGTGAAAATAAACCTTATGGAGATTCATCACAACCTCCTATAATACAAACACCTACAATAGTTACTACTCAACCATTAATAGCACCAAATACAACAACAAAAACTACAACAATTAATACTGTTAGTGATCCATTAGAAGCAAAAGCAGCGGAAACTAATAAATTATTAACTGAATTAATATCACAAGTAAAACAAGGTGGAAATGTGTACATTGATAGTAAAATGGCTGGAACAGCTACAGCTCAAGGTACATACAGATTATAATAAATTAATATTTATAATAAAATTAAAAACATAAAATTATGAGCTTATTAGACAAATTAAAAACACAAGGTTCAAACCAAAGTAAATATGGAGTTAACACTCCACCAGTTAATCCATTAGCAACTAAAGAATCAAAAATGCATGCATTTGGAGAAGCACCAGGCTATTCATTAAATGGCGCTTTTAACTCAAATGTAACAAGCGATTACAATAAGTATAATGATGGTACATTAAATATATTACCTCGTCCATCAAATCTTGACATCAAAACACCAGCACAAAAATACGTAGACGTTAAACCAGCGTAATGGGATTAAGAGATATCTTTACTAACCCCGGTAAATTTGTATTTTACGGAGGGACAGGTTATCCTACACCAAATGTTAACACAGGTGGTGTAAATGGGGTAGAGCCTTTGTTAACTCTTAAATACGGTAAAGATTCTCCAGGTGCAGGAGCAAGTAGACAACCATTTATAGTAACTCCAATTCCCGGAGCTTCAGCTACTTTTAATACTAATGGATTAGTTATAGCTCGTTCAGCTACTGATGTAGAACGTTTAGCTAAATTTTTTACTACTACACCAGGTTTACTTTTTATAGCTAAACAAAACGTTTTATCTCAAACAAACGTTAGAACACAAGC